TCCACAGGCCCGTTTTCTCGCCTTCAAGAACAACCTCCAGACTGTCACCGGGACTACCCAGCACATCGCCGATCAGGAATTTGCCGCGCCGCTTTTTGCCGGCGGGGAACATCGAAAACAGGACCGACTCCAGCCGTGAAATCAGGTCGGACCGAATCTGGTCTCGCTGAGCCTGTCGATCGACGTCTGACGATATAGGGGTGTCATTGAAGTCAATCATGCTGACTCCCCACCGTCAGATTCGCTCCGATGCAAAACGGCAGAGCTTTGCGTCGCCCACACCGACAGTTCTGACAGCCGATACCGGACCAGCCCTCCCATCAGGTAATGGGGGATCCGGTACTTTGACCGCATGGCGTGGTCGGCGAACCAGTAGTACGGAAGGCGTAAGGCGGCGGCGGCCTGCTTGGCATCAATCATCGGCTCCACTTGTTCAATGGGCACTTTCTTGCTGTTCATGGCTCAGCCCTCCAGCACCGGTCCTGCCACGAGCACATCCGGCATTCGAAATGGGTGGAGTCGTGATACGCCCGAGGCAGCAGCTCACCGGCATCGGTAGCCGAGATCACCTTGATCGCCCGGTCCGACATGCGCTGGGCAAGTGCAGCATCGAACGGCACGAGCTCCGTGTAGATCTCCATCGTGTCGGCGTTGATCGCCGTGAAGATCGCCGGATGTTCGTGCAGCTGCAGGTAAGCCTGGTAGAGCACTACCTGCGCGTGGTAGACCGGTTTGGAGACCGCGAGCTTGTTCTTCTCCAGGTCCCGCCATGACTTGGAGCCGAGGCACTTGCACTCCCAGAGCGCGGGATACGCAAAGCCATCCGGCCCGCCGACGATCACACCGTCGATATGGCCCTGAAGCCTTCCATCGATCGCCGAGAAGCCGAACTGCTCTCCGTTGGCTTTGCGCGTGCGCAGGTCGAACCCGCCAGCCCGCAGCCACGCGACCATGCAGTCTTCCATCACGTGGCCACGCTCGAAGATCCGCAGGATCCGGCCGTCGGTCTCGCGACCTGGGTCGACCGGCGCCCTGGCGAACTCGTATTGCAGTGCGCGCTCGCAGGACACCCCAAGCCGGGAGGCGCCGAGGTATTCCCGGGGTGATTGCGACGATCGCATCCGTTGCAGGCCGGCATCGACCAACGAGGTGACCTGGCCCGGGATGCTTGTCGAGGAGTTGAAGTCGATCATCGCTTCGCCTCCTTGCCTTCTTCCCATGGCAGGTCGTCCTCCAGATCGGCGAACGGGTTGGCCATGGGATCCGCCGTTGGCGCCATACCGCGCACCGGCGGAAACTTGGTCGTCTCGTGGTGCTCGACCATCGCCTCGGTGTAGCAGGTGACGATGGCGTCGACCACCTGCAGCGCCTCGGCTTCGGAGTAGTGCCCCAGGGGCTTATCGAACCCGATTTCACTGGCCGCCTCGCCAAAGGACTTGAGGCACTTCCTCATGGCGCCCAGTTCGATGTCAGACGGATCGATCATGGCAACCTCCGTCTTGTTCTTGACGCCGTCCAGGACCCGCGTCCAGTTGCCGTAGAGCGCGTGGAACGCGTCCTGGCACCGGCGCGAGCAGAACACCCAGTCGATGGGGTAGCGCCGCGGGTGGCCGATGCCATGACGGTTGTCCGTATGGCCGTACCCGCGCGCCTGTCGTGTGCAGACCCAGCATTTCACGCATCCCCCTCACTGAGCCCACGCCGGCTTGCCGGGCGCTGTGGGGCGCTGTGCGGGCGCCGCAGCGGGAGGCGCGGCCATGGGGGCCTGGGAGGCGAACGACGCAGCCGTGGGCCGCGCAGGCGCGCCAGTGGCGCCGGCTCCGCCGGTGCCCCGCGCATAGTCGGGATGGTCCGGCTCGACTGCGAGCTTCACCACGTTTTTCAGCTCGCCGCGGCCGTCCTTCTCGACATCAATGCGTGCGACAAACTCGAGGCCGTCCAACTCATGGAAGCCCGCAATCCGGCGGGCGGCAGCGGCCTGCGGCGAATTGTCCTGCGGCCGGATGTTGCGAGCGCTGTTGAGCGCGGCGCGCACGAAAGTGCGGCCCATATTTCCCCAGTTCGGACCCTTGGGGCTTTGCAAGCCAATGTTTGACCACATCTTGCGACGGGCGAATTCGCCCTCGAGGATCACGAACTCGCAGGACAGGTAGACCGAGCCGGTCTCGAAGCTCTGGGTGGCGTAGCCACCGTTCCAGCCCTGCGCCGGGTCATCGAAGCCACCGGGTTTGATGGTCATGCGGACACGGGCGACCGTGCCCTTGGGGATCAGGTCGAAGGATTGCTGCTGTTCGGCATCGTTGAAATCGTTCCAGGCGGACATGGGGTTACTCCTTGTTTGATTGGGTGTGGGTAGCGGCGGCGCACTTGTCGATGAGCGCTCGCAGATCGGGGGGCTCCAGCAGATCGAGCTGGCCGGAGCGGTCCTTGGCGGGGAAGCCATAGGGATTCATGGTTTGAGTGACGAAGGCGCGGTATGACGAGCCGTCCTCGGCCTTGATCTCGGCGAGCGTCACGACTTCATCGACGATGCCGGGCAACTCAGCCGCGGTCTTGGCACCTTCGATCTGCGGCACGAACACCTTGCGGTTGAAGTCGTCCATGCGCTCGTCGAGGATCGAGACGAACACGACGTGCTTGCCGCGGGCATGCTGCAGGTGCATGAGCGCGCCCAACATCTCGGTGCCGAGCAGGCCGTAGGCGCCGCGCGTATCGGGTTTGCCGGTACGCTCGGACATCGCCTGCGGTTGGGCCTTGGACCAGATCAGTGCCAGGCGAGCAAGCACCGTGATGCTGTCGACGAAGTAGGTGTCGTACTTGGCCAGCTGGGCCGGATCGCCATAGCGCTCGCAGACATGCTGGTAGTGCGCCTCCGAATACGGTGACTCGGGAGGCAGCGCCAGATTGGGGCCGGCCAGGAACACCACCAGGTCGCGAAACTCGGGCCAGGTGGCCGGGCGAACGCAGTCGCCACGCCAATCCTTGACCGCAAGATCACCGGCTTCGAGATCGACAAAGAGCGTGGTCGTCTCAGGCAGCGTCTTGAGCTGGGTGGTCTTGCCGATGCCGCTCTTGCCGAGCAGTACCAGCTTGACGCCCTTCTTCTCGCGCAGCCGCTGGTCGGCAGTAATGATCGGAAGTGCCATCACGCCACCTCCTTGAGCTGCTCGACGACCGCCGGATTCCAGAGAATCTGGTAGCCGCTGTGGCCGTTGCGCGAAAACGGCATGGCCTCGGCCCACGCCTTGCCGGCGTCGGTGAGTTCCCATTCGTCGCGCTCGTTACGGAACTGGAATCCGAGGGTTGCAAGGCGCTGGTTGGTGGCCTTGGCCGACGACCCGGCCAACTTTCCCAACTGCGTCGCGTTGTGCGAGCAGGTGGGCTCATTGGCGGCCGGCAGCGCGCGGCGCAACGTCTCGATCGCCAGTCCGGTGTTCTCCTGGATGCAGGTGAGCGTGGCCGCCATGGCGATGCCGGCCTTCACGCCCGGCACCTTGGCAACGGCGTCACCGATCAACAGGAGGGAGGAGACCCGATCCTGAGTCGGAGCCGGCAGGGCTGCCACCGGGGGCGCTGAGTAGGCGCCGGTCTTGCGGATCGAGGGGAGGACCTCGCTGGTGACCCAGCGCTTGAATCGCTTTGCGGCGTCCTTGGTACTGCCGAGGATCAGCGCGTACAAGCCGGACTCGTTGACATGGTTCTGCCGCTGGCGTCCGCCCGGGGTAAGGGTGTCCAGTTTCTGGACGTCCTCTGAATCCACGTGGCTGTCGAGTGCTTGCCGTGGGTTACCGAGCTCCAGAGCAGCGCAAGCGTCGCTGGCGTTGAACCAAGGCTGGCCGACCTCATCGACCTGCACACGCAGGGCGTGGGATTCGAATTGGAAGGGAATGAGGGTGCTCATGATCATTCCTTCCACGCGATATCAGTCATCCGGTCCGCACCGAGCGCGCCGGATTTGCGGGCGTTCTGGTAAAGATCCTCGATCGCCGAGCGACGGCGGCTGACGATGGATTGCTCCTCGGATGCCAGTTGGAGGGCAAACGCCAACTCATCGACAGTTGCCTTCTCAGTGGGGACGGAGACCTCCTCGCCGGCGCGATTGCGATAGCGGATTTCGTCGGGCAGGTGATCCGCATAAAAAGAGCCGACGCGTTTGCGCAGGACAAGCTTTTTCAGAAATTTCATGATTCAGTCCTCGGATTCGACGGTCAGGTCATAGGAGGCCTTGCCGGGTTTGACGGTGCGGGCGGCTGCAAACTGTTCGCGCAGCGCCGTGGGCCAGTTGGTGAAGCGGGACTCCGGTACGCTGAACTCGACGTCCAGGTAGTCCTCGATGCGATCGCCGCTGGCAGCAATGCGCTTGGCCATCTCAGCCAGTTGCTTCTGATCCCAGGTGACGCGTTTGGGCGTATCGACGGTGACGCGGATCGGTCCGTCCCGGAAATGGACGGTGCCGAAGTCCTTGCCAGCTTCGGAGCGCGCTGTCTGCTCCTGCTCGGCGTACCGGCGCTTCATTGCGTTGTGGGTTTTGGCTTGCGCCTTTTTGACCCACTCGACCAGTTGTGCGAGGTTGAAATGAATTTCGCGCAACTGTTCAGAGGGCAGCGCTGCCAGGTCGGCTTCCGACATTGCGGTCAGCCGGTCGGGGAAAATGGTGATGTCGGTCATGACCATTTCCCTCACTGGTACGCACGAGCGAAGCTCGAGTAACGCGAGACGCGGCGCTCAAAGGCTTCGATTTCGTGCAGGAGGTAGGTGACCCGGCGACCGAGCTTGCAGTAGATCGGACCGAGCTGCTCTTGACGCCAGCGGCGCAGAGTCTTGACTGACAGTCCCCAGCGGCAGGCGAGCTCGAATTCGTCGAGCGCGATGCGAGTCTGGTTAGGACCGCCGGGGCTTGGTGAGCGCGGGTCGCGCCCTTGTGTAACGAGGGGGGTTGGATTTCCCATTTGCAGTGCTCCTTTGAAAAAAGTGGGCACTGCTTATTCTTCGAATACACCTCCGGATCAGGTCCGGATGAACATCCGGATGAAGCTCCGGAAAATCACGAGACCAGTCGACGGCTACGGATGCGGTACCGAGCAAAAGCGGTCTTCTCGATCCACTCGTTCCAGCCGGACCCGAGGGCGCTGTCAGGATCCTTGCTGCAGCGTGTCTGCGTGACGACGTCGGACCACTTGATGCTGGCCTGGTCTCGTGCCTTCCAGAAGGTCGCGATGACTGCTTTCTGCTTTCCCTTAAACACCCTCGGCGCAGCCATGTGAACGAGTTTGAGCTCGCCGGTTCGTTCGTCGAACCATTCGTCAGTGTCCGCTGCGTTCGCTGGCACGCCGCGCAGCAGACGACCTAGCACCTCAATGTCGCAGGCGATGCCGTCACCACTTGCGATCAGCAGATCGTCGATGCCACATCGTTGGTGACCATTAGGCCAGTCCACATCGACTTCACCCGCAGTGAGCACGATGCCGTGACTGGGCCGCAGAGTGTCGATCAACTGCTTTCTCCAATCGTCTGCGCATTGCGTGAGGCGGCGCGCCACATATATGGGAGCGAAATGGTGTGTACGGCCGACTCGAAGATTTCCGAGGTGCCAGAGATGACCGTCGATGACGAGGCGCCTCCTGGCGCGATGCGCGTTCTCGAATTCAAATGCGTCAGCAATCGCGTCCAGCCAAGCATCGACATCGAAGGCATAGATGGCGATCTCGTCCAGCGATCTCGTGAGGACTCGTCTCGGTTGTGCAGGGCTGCGGTACCGGAAGGTTCCGCGCTCCTGGTCAACGACGACATCCACCTCCTCTTCACAATTAAGTACCGGCGCGAGGATCGATGTCTGATAACCATCGGGCACGATCCACCGCCTCGCGGCGAACGGCGACGCGCAGCCACGCAACTCGGCCGATATCACACGCGCATCGATGCTTCGGGCGTGCTCCAGGCAGTTCAGGAACTCGGCGTACAAATTCACGGCGAACTCAATATTGGCGCGCGCAGTCGAGGCGCATCAATTGGGCGAACACCAGCTCGCTGTCGTCCTTTGTCAGGCGGCTGTCGGAGAAGCCGTTGGGAGCGGTGATCTGGACCGACACGTTGTGGGCTTTTCGGTGCAGCGTCTTGGCGATCCGGATCGTCAGCTTCACCTGCTGGACGGCGTACTCGGTGAGGTCGGGAAGGGAATGAGTCTCGCGGGCAACAAGGTAGATGTCGCGCTCCTCAAATCGATGCCGCCGGATGAGCAGCGCGTTTTCCACGCGACGCTCGACGGTCTTCCCACTCAGATTCACCTGCCGCAACTCCGGCTTGGCCACGACGAGGTGGCGAATCTCGATGCCGTCGATGCCCTCAATACGGTCCTTTTTGAAGCGCTTGAGCATGGCCGGCGTGCTGAATCCCATCAAGTCAAACTCGCGCATTGGCATTGATCGAATGTCACCATCGCCGCCGAGCACGACATCGCGGAACAACGCGGCCAGTTCTGGACGGACCTCGACGTCGTCGCAGTACACGGAAAGCTCTCCCGTGACCGCGTTCCACGAGTAGCGCACATCGGTGACGGCTGGGGATTCAACGTCCAATACCTCGCCATTCGTAATTCGCTGATAGTGGACTTCTGTGCCGTTGAACTTGGCCGTCAGTGTGAACAGGGCAACGGGGTTGCCGGCCTGCATGGGATCGCGATGTTCGAAGTGCTCGATCAGAATGTCGCCAGGGTCGATCTTTGGGAACAACTCGGTGAGCCGTCGCCGCAGCACCTGATCTGCATCTACTGCAAGCGTGGGTTGCGCACCCTTGGGCCCGATGTAGTGGCTGGAGTGCCGGTCACTCTGTGACTGCTGCAGCATCTCTTGCTGCCGCTCGGCATGATCGAATCGGTCGTCGGATGCTTCTCCTTCGGCCGGAAACTCCTGTCTCAGGAAGAGATAGAGCGCGCGGCTGAACTTGTCGGTTGGCGATTCAAGAACCTCGGCATCCTCCGGGTTGCTCGCCTCGAGTAGTGTCCCGGCGGCCAGCGTTCCGTACTCGTCGCACAGCAGGTTCACACGTTCTGCCGCACGCTCGATGCGGGTGTGATCAGCGTGAGCGATCCCAGCGACAACGGCGAACACCGCATTTCGCGAAGGTATCGGCATGGGGCCAGTCACATCCTCTGTCAGTTCGCGCAGCGGAGCCAGCGCCTTTCCGATCACTCCTTCGACGAGGGCGCGAAGTAATGCCGGGCGATGCACCCGGCGCGTGAGCTGGACGAAGTGTTCAAGGCGCGGCAGGATTTCCGGCCCCTTGTCTTTGCTCCTGGTGCGAGGCTGCTTGTTGGCTGGCTCGGCGGCAGCCTTCTTGCGAGTTGGCTTCGCATCTTGTTGTTTGACTGCCGTCATTCGAACTACTCCTTCGCCAAAAGTGCGCGATTGCGCGTGTTGTTAATTCATCCGTCCAAAAAATGCCGACACGAAGTCGGCTGCGCGTGTCATTGAACCTGTCAGCTGATGGAGCCTGCCTGCTTGAGCAGGCCATAGCGTTCCATCCTCACCCCAGCAAACCGGGGTGTAACGTTGAAGCGTTTGGCGACCGCGCGCTTGAGCGTCTCAAGGTAGAAGAAGCCAAAGTCACCCTCGGTATGCAGCGTCAGACCAGTGCCCGGGTAGTCAGGATCAAGTGACGGGCCGCGAACAATCTTTACGTCGTTCTCCGGCGCCAATTCTTCAACTGCGGCATACAGGCGCTGGCGCGGCACCAAGAGCGAGCCCATGAATTCATTGGCGCGCAACTCGGCGAAGTACTCCTCACCCCGAGCACTAGGCGCCGCACCATCTGTAGCAACCGTTGACTTCGCGAGGTGGTCGCCGTCGCGCGTGGTGGTGCGATAGACCTTGCGCGCACCGTCATCGATGGCGTCGAACAGGCCCGGACCACGGCTGGCATCAACGATCCACCCGGGGCTGTCAAAGACCGCATGGCCGATTTCATGGGCAAGGGTGCTCAACACGAGTTCCTCGCTGGCGCCGTCGCCTACTGGTGAGACTGAAACCATCGCGGTGTCCGGCACCCCGGGGTCGTACTCGCAAATCCCCAGGACCGGGTTGCCGCTCTCATCGTGAACCGTGTTTTGGGTATCGACCGCCAGATCGAACGCGACGCCATTGATCTTCAGGCGCGAGACATCGCGCAACAGCGCCAGTGAAAGCGCATCAACGGCCGGACCGACGAGTTGCTGCCGCGCCATCAACGCGATGGCTTCGACTTCTGAATGCTTGATGAAACGGGGACGCTTACGGTCGCAATGCCGGTAGTCCAATGTCAGTGCCGGCATTCACTTGTTCTCCGTGCCTTGTCTGCGGTACATGCGGACCAGGTCGCCGACGTTTTCGCGCATGTCCGGTGGCAGGCGGCTGGCCTCGACGAAAGCGTCGTCCACATCGAGGCCGAGGTGCTCGGCAGCCTTGCGGATCAACTCGTCCTTGGGGGGCTTCTCCAATTCCCGCTCAATGCGAGACCAGTAAGCGGGAGAGATATCCAGCAGCTTCGCGAAGTCGTTGAGCTGGATGTCCTTCTCTTCGCGCTTCTTGCGAATGTACGCGCCGAATGCCATGGTTGTGACCTGATTGCGTGATTAGTTAATTCGAGTCAATCATAGCCGGTGGTTGAATGCCGGTCAACTGTTTACTAAACGCGCA